CACGCAGTTCTGCAAAGGTCAACGGCAGACGACCCCCGGTAGTAACAGACCCGGTTTCGGCAGTGAGCTGGCGAATCTGGAAGTCTTTGATGGGGTTGGTGTAGGTCTCATCAATCTCCCCGTTAAAGTCCCGCAGGCCAAAGGTGAACTGGTCACCGGTGTAGGACGAGATATCCACACTGAGGGGTCCCAACGTCGTGTAGATGTCCAGTCGAATCTCACCCGACACCAATCCCGTTTGCAAGTAGATAGACGGGATAGTCAGACGCACGTTCTGTCCACTTACCTGAATCAACCCGGTGGCCACCTGTGGGTCGTACACGTCACGGGAATGCGTGTGCTTAATCTCAACCCACGTCTTGCTGCCCGAGGCCATCATCCACACACGGGCGTAGAAGAAGTTATTGGTAAAGGTGCGGTCCATGATGAACTGACTGTTACCGGCCACGGTATCGTGGTTGTTCTCTGACGACACCGAGTATTGCAACATCGGGATGCGGATACCCAACAGCTGCGACGTGGTGTTCGGGGCACTGGTCAGAATCCAATCCAGCGCATTCGTTGAGACCGGGGTAATCGGTGACTGGTTCTCGGTTAACCACACCACCTGAAACGCCGGTTGCTCAACAGTACCGTAGGGCAGCACACGAATCTCAATCGGGTACTGAATCGCAAAGTCGTAGCCCGCCACTTTAAAGACCGTGTCGCGGGGGAAGGTGACTCGGCGCACCCCGTCAGAAACCAGTGGCATGGCTTTAGAGAGAATCGAGTCCACATCCAGCACCAGTAACATTGGCACACTGGACGGTTGGGCAAAGACATCCACGTAGTCCACATCGGACATGTGACGGAACAGGTCGTCGTAGTCGTTGGCCATGGACGGGTAGACTTTGGGCAGCAGCTCACGCTGACTCTGGATACTGGCGTGGGCCAACATGATACCCATCTCAGCGATAAACACCACCGGGTCGGTTGGGTCCATGAGAACGATTTGGTTGTTCTCCTCAACAGCCGCCAGTTGGTTTAAGGCCAAGGTCTGCATCGCCGCGGGGTTATGCGCCAGCAATAGCATGTTCTTTTTAAGCGTGTCGTAAGTATCCATCAGCGTAGGATTCCTGCTTTGGTCAGCACAGTACGGTAGTCGGCTTGGTAAACGTACCAAGTGATGCGACGGCGTACGGAGTCAAGATAAGGATAGCCGTAGTAGTTAAACAGCGGCAGGAGCTCGGCCGGAATCGGCACCAGTGAGTTACCCCCAAGCGGGGTGAACGTCTCCTGACGGGGGTCAGGGGTCATGTCCGGGTTGAAGATAGCCACCGAGCGGTTAAACATTTCCATGTACAGCGGGTCGTTATAGCGTGCCCCAAACATCTGCCAGTTAATGGTGACGGTGGTGTCATCATCCAGTGACGGTTTGGAGTTATCGACCTGTGCCATTGCACCGGCATTGTTGTTCGTTGGAAAGCCCACACACATCGTCCAAAAACGGGAGATGTTGCCCAAGGCGTCGTAGCGAATGCCGTAGATGCGGCTGAAGTAGTCCATGCGACGTTGAATGGAGTTGCGAATCTTGGGCTTGAACTTGCCCATCTTCACCCCGGCCATGTATTCCAACCACACCGACATCATGCGCATTATCGGGTCACCGTACGGGTTATTCAGGGTGGCCGACACCGTGTAGGCGTTGTTCACCTCGTTGGTGGAGTCGACCATCCCGTACTGCTCACGCATCAAACCTTCCTGCGAAGTCCACACGTCCACCGACTCATCCGGCGGGGCCGAGAGGCTCATTAGCTGTGTGCTGAGTAATGGTATGAAAGCCTGTAGGTTATCGAATGGAATGTCTGGGTGGAAAGGTGTCCCCAGTCGGTTTTTTCGCTGACCATTAGCATTGCGTGGAGCATCCGAAAACCCGAGCTCAAAGTCCGGGTCGAGTGCCGCCAGTATCGAGTAATCGAGCGAGCCCTTGGGTTGTGCCGCCATGTTCGAGAAGCGACGCGAGTTAGCAATATTGTCAAACTCGAAGTTGCAATCCGGTCGGGTAAAGAATGTCAGTCCGCCGTATTCCTTGTTAATGGGAACAGGGCTGGAGGCCATTCTATGGTTGAAACCCATGAGGGGGTTTGTCATGCGTTGTGCAGCCAACCCTTGGCCGCTAAGCAAACGTAAGCGGGACGTCCATGCCGTTAACTCATCATTGATGTTAAACGCTTTGTTCGGGTTAACGGTAGACCGGCGCGCATCAATGTATCCCGCGACTGAGGGCACGGCATCCGCATTATTCGGGTTGCTATAGCCGGAGTCCTCCGGGGTATTGGGATCATATCCCGGATCGTTTTCAGTCTCGTTACTCATTATTAACTCCGGAGTTAGAAAAAAAGATGATACAGAGAACCGTAGAGTCAAGCGTAATCACGTTCTTAGCTGCCTTCCCCTCGCTGTTTCGTCAGCGGGCGGACTCGCTGGAGGAGTTCAACTCCGTTCTACAGAATGACTATACCACGCTGGTAGAAGATAGCCTGTTGGGCTTGGATTATCTGCCGGGCATTATGGAAAAGATGCAGCTGCTGTTGGCGGGGCAAACCCTGACCGCCGTGTCACTGCTGACCGGTGTTCCGGAAGTCGACGTTATCGGCACGCTGGACAAAATCTCCACCAAACGTAGCGCGTTGGATGCTGCGGTTCGTACCGGTAGTGCACTGGGTGCATTGGCAATCGGCGAGTCGTCACGTCCGGGTCGCTTTGCGCTGCCGTCATACGATAACCTCGCCCTTGCGGTCGGTGAATCATCCCGCCGTAAAGTGGCACGTGAATCGCGCGATGGCAAGAGCAATGAGCGCACCAGCGCTACCCTGCAAAGCGATTTCGCGAAGCGTCTGAGCGAGCAGGAAAGCCTGTCGTCTGGTAAGCAGTTCAGCGTGACCTTTGAGCGTAATGGCAACAAGCTGGAAGTCCCGATGCGTGTGCGTCTGGAAGTCAGCTCAACCGATACGACCTCAATCGAAAACATCATCCTGCTCGGCGAACAGAACCGTAGCATGTGGGAGCGTTGGATTCGTGTCTCGACCAACAAGAGCGGTGGTTCGGGTGCGGTTGACAAAATCCGTGCAGCAAAAGATATCGCGTTCTCAAACGACCTTATCGATGAGTACCGTAAGAATCGCTTCCGCGACAAATCGGGCTATTACTCTAAGATGATGGAGAAGAGAAACGGTAACTGGCTGTCTGGCATGTTAACCCTGTCTCCGTCCATCAACAACGCCTCGGCCCTGATGATTGTTTCGCAGGAAACCATCGACGGCTTAGAAGCGCGTCTGGGTGGTGACTTCGACGACTTCAACGTGCGCAAGCGTGTGTTCGAAAACACCCTGACCATGTACTACGTCGTGGTTGACCAGACATGGGGTCGTGTCACTATCTACACCCGCGGTCAGAACGGTTCTCAGCAGCTGGATAAGAACGATTTCAGCAAAGCGAAGGCTGGCTCTGCCGACGTGAACAAAATCATCGAAGCGTATCGCTCCGGTGCTCAACCGGTGCTTTAAGGGGTCTTTCATGCCTATTCCGAACATGCTGGCAATGTTACTGCCAAGCTTTGAGTCCGTTAACCTGAAGAACCAACTCTCGTCCAACTGTGACGCGATTGGGGAAGCGCTGCTGCCACGTTTCCAAACGTTGCAAGAAGTCATCGGGACGCAGGAAGGGAAACCTTTCAAACATGCCGATGTGCAGGCCATGAGCGAAGACATGGTCTCGACGCTGCGCACCAGTAACCTGAACGTGAAAGGGCTGCGTGTGGCCTCGATGCTGGAATACATCATTCCTTCATTAGAGAACGTCCTGACCCTGCGTAGCTTCTTAGAGCAGCACATCACCAAAGACATCGGTAAGTCTCTGGTGACCTCGTCGCTGACCTTTAACAAGCAGACCCTGCTGCAGATGCTCGACATCATCGACTTCACGGTTAAGTACAGCAGCATCCTGCTGAACTACGTGACGGCGGTTGAGCTGAACGCGGTTGAAGGGTCAAACATCGACGGTGGTGCGGTTGCCCCGAACGATGTGCAGTATCTGAAAACGCAGAACATGGTTTACTGCATCGCGCTGCGTGTGCTGGGTACGCCTATCAACAAACTGAAAGCGGACTACGCTGAGATTCCGGAAGCTATCTTTGATGAAGATACCTACAACGACCTCGTGGCCTCTTTCGGTACAGGTACAACCGACCCGCTCGGCATGAGTGCGGTACCGTTCCCGCTGACACTGGTCTACCGTGCCCGTCTGAACTTTGCTGAATGGCAGATGGACCGTTACGACGAATGTGTGGCGGCCGGTAAAGCGGCAGAGCTGCGTATTCTGCTGTGGAAAAAGCAGCAGGCAGAAGGCAATGGCGATGCGGCTATTGAGCGTCTGATCAAAGACCAGGAAAAACGCTTGATGGACCTCAAGTACAAGCGTGAGAAACTGGAGAAGAAGTATGGACTTCAATAACGCCGAACAGGCCATCAAAGAGTACATGGACCTGCTTAGCCAGAACGCGGTGCTGGTTCATGATGATGCGGTGATTCACGCCGTGCTCCCGGCCTGTGCTGTGGTTCTGGCACGTTTCCGTCTCTGCGCGCTGCAAAGCGTTCAGGAAGTATTATATGACGAATACCCGCAAATCGGGTTTACCTTTAATACGTTCTATAATGAGACGGTTCAATTCCTTCTCGATGGAAAACGTCGCGAAATTTCAGTTGGGCAATACTCCATTCTGATGCAACAGTATATGAACGATGTTCATGGTACGAAGTACGTGCGTCAGACTGGTAGCCTTGGTAGTCGAATGATGGCTGCTTCGTTCGGAGACTCCGGGCAAGTGCGTAATCTGGGTAATGCGCATCAAACGCAAAGGCCGGACACCCGTCTGTTATCTTATGCAGACCACGAACTGCTGGCGCAGTGGCTTACGCGTGTCAATGGATTGTCTGACATGGTATCCTCGCTCGCAGTATTTTTAAAGATCGCACGTCCCTGAGGGGGCCCCTTATTCAGGGGCGTGTGGGTATTTGGTTATAACCAATAGGAACTGAAGCATGAACTTTATCCAACAGCGACTGGCGCGTGAGTCAGTGGAAAACACTGATCCAAGCGCAATTGACGGCCTGAGCAACGTTGAGACTTCTGAAGATAACCTCGACGTGCAACTGACCGAAGTGGCTTCTATCGATGGTCAGCTTGACCGTCTGGACGGCGACCAAGAAACTCTGGCTGTCGATACCGATCGTACCGAAGATGCCATCGAGCAGGCGAGCGAAGCCGTTGAAAACGGTGAAGAGCTGCCAGAAGAAACCATCAGCAAAACCGAAGTGGCGCAGGAATCTATCCGTCGTCGCTGGGCAATCGACAAGCCGAAACTGGCTCGTGAAAGCTACCGTCGCGGCCGTGGCATGACCATCGCTGCGCAGGAAGGCTGGAAAGAAACGCTGAAAGATCTGTGGAAGCGTTTCATCGAGTTCTGCAACATGGTTATCGACAAAATCAAAGATGCCAAGCTGAAATACCTGAACGTGGGTAAAACCGCGCAGGGTCGTGCCAAGAAGTATCAGGCTGCGATTAAAACGCTGGGCAAAAAGAACAAAGAGCAGATCTCTGGCGGCTTCATCAGCAAGCTCTCCATCGAAGGTCAGTTCAATCTGGAACAGTCTGTTGCTGCGGCGAAAGACGTTACCGGTGGTAAAGCGAAATCAGCGATCAGCCATCTGCAGGGCCAAGCGGCTTCTGCTGAAACCGTTGTGACCAAAGCGTCTAAGTCTGACAATGCCGTAGCGACCACTGGTTTCTACGACACTGTTGAGCTGTTCGGTACTGCGGCTAAGAAGATGAAGAATCTTCCGCAGTTCGACAACGAAGAAGCACAGCGTCTGTACGCGCTGCCGGGCAACGCCTACATCCAGTGTGGTAAGAAAGCCGTTAACGGCGTTGACTTCACTGCTGTTGGCTTCCTGTCAACGGGCGACCGCAGCGACAGCAAAGAGGTCGCTACTCCGGACATCGCGAAACTGAACTCTTCTGCTCAGTCTCTGGATGCTATCGGTAAAGGCTTCGAAAGCGTGCTGAAAGATTTCCGCAGCTACGACGACGAGATCGGTAAACTGCGTGCTGCTGCACAGTCAGCGGCTAAAGCTATCGACTCTGCTGCCGACAACGCTGAGCACAAAACTCTGAGCGCAGCCCGTTCTGCAGCTGACCAAGCGGTCCGTAACTACCAGACTCTGCATCGTGCAGTGTCTTACGTTGCGAACACCGTTATCAGCGGCCTGAATGGCTACATCGGTGCAGGCATCGGCGCTTACGCTAAAGGCTAATCCCCCTTAGCGTCGAAAAGGCTTTCCAGTTTCTAAATTAAAGGGGGTGGCGTTGCCCACCCCAGAGGAAAAGAAAAGATGAACTTTATTCAACAGAAACTCGCTCGTGAGTCCATCGAAGGAACCGGTACTGTCGTTCCAGACGGTCTGGAACTGCCAGCTGAGTCGGTAGAGGGTATCCTCGCTGATCTGGCGAACGATGACCGCGTTATCGACGGTAACGATGCTGACGCTGCTGTACTGGCAAGCGACGCCGATGAAACTGATGCACAGCTGGACGATGTCGACGCTGCTGCTGACGCTGCCGATCCGGAAAGCGAAACTCCGGAAGACGAAAAGATGGAAGCCGAAGAAGACATGCCTGACTCCGCTGCGGAAGCACTGGACGTTGCGCAGGAGTCTATTCGTCGCCGTTGGGGTCTGGATAACCGCCAGTCTGTTGCGCGCGAAAGCTATGGCGCTGCGAACCGTCGTCAGGTTGCTCGTGAATCGCTGTGGACCGATATCAAAGGTTTCCTGAAGCGTATCCTCGAGTGGCTGCAAGAGCAGGGTCGTAAACTGAAAGATCGTTGGCTGAAATTCAGCAACGTCGGCAAGTCCATTCAGGGCCGCGCTAAGAAATACGAAGCGCAGATCCGCGCACTGGGCAAGCAGAAGAAAGACACCATCTCTGGTTCTTTCGTTAAGCAACTGTCTGTCGGTGGCAAGTTCGTGGGTAACGAAACTGCCAAGCTGGATGAGCAGCTGAAAGTCTGCACCAGTCTGGTTGACCTGCTGGCTGAACTGACTCTGGTCGGTGAAGAAATGGTTAGCTCGCTGGAAGGCGCTGCCAACCCAGAAACCGCTTCACTGGCTTCTGCTAAGAAACTGGTCTCTATCGTTCGCGACCATGGTACTGGCGAAGAAGAGATGCTGGGCGGCAACAAGATGGTCGTTAAGACCGAAGGCGAAGGCGACGAAGCAACTACCGTTATTTCGTACGTTGCGTCTGAAGCTGAAGGCGAAGCGTCTGTTCCAACTCCTAACCCGGGTCAGCTGGCCTCTGCTAACACCTTCTACAAGAAAGTGGGCGTAGAGCTGGAGAAACAGGTTCAGAACTACCGCAAAGTTGACACTGCGCGTGCTAAGTTCGAAGCTGAACTGACCAAACTGGTTAAGCGTGTTGACGATGTTAAAATCGACGACAAGCCGGGTCTGGCTCGTGCAGTCCGCATGGTTCGCCGTGGCGTCACTGGTATCAACGCCAGCGTCTCTTCTGCAGAGCGTGCGATTGCCATGATCCAGAAAAACCTGAGCGCTGGCCTGAACGGCTATATCGCTTCTGGTATCGCTGCACACGAAAAAGGTTAATCCCTTTTAGTGTCGGGAAACCCCACTCTTCGGAGTGGGGATTCTTTCTTTTATTCGACCGAATCTGAGATAGATATCATTTAGGTGAGGTAACACAATGACCTTTTTTACACGAGACCTATTCCATTATGTAATCGCAAGGAGATTTAACCCATGAACTATAACCTGCTCTCTGTAATCGACGTAACGGGCAACACTGCAGACCTGCGTGATGCTAAAGTCTTTGAGTTGCATTTCGAACATCAAGCACCATTACGTGTACCGCGTCCGGTTATGCTTGGCATCGCCTCTTTCGTACAAGCCTGCTACGCTCGCGACACGCAGAGCGCTACCCTCCACTACAACAGCCGTACCTTCACACTGGACCAGAAGTGTGACTTCGAAACATACAAGCGCTTACAGCCACTCTACAAGTGGGCCGTTGCCGCCGGTATGGAATACATGCACAAAACCGCCAGCCGTGACTACAGTAAGTTTGAACACTTCTACCGCAAACACGTTGCCCGTGTGCCGGAAGTCATGGACGGTTATCTGACCGTGGTAACTGAACTCTCGTTCGATAAAGCCGACATGCAGATGTCGTTGGATATCGAACAACGTCTGATGAATGAACATCTGTTGGACGAAGCGAACGGTGCCATCGAGCCTGAACGTATCACCCATGCTCGGGTAACGAATTTGTCCAGTGCGAAGGAACGACTGATTACCGCCCAACCGTTGACATTGCCACAGTTGGTGATTCATCGTAAGAGCTCCGTCCAGTCTCAATTCTAATCAACATGCCCCACTTCGGTGGGGTTAGTTTTTTTGTAAGGAGTAATCAAATGTCTCGCCCAGTATTAGAGTTCCCTGCTCAGTCCTTGTATAACGTTCACGGGTTGATTTTCAAACTCGGTGACATCGACTACGACTTGGACGTTGAATCTGTCAGAGAGGCAATTGAGAAGCTCGCTGATAAAGACTTCCAAGGTCAACTCACCGTGAAGCTGCACCGTAGCACCCACGGCACGGGTCGTCTGCTGCACATTGAAATCCATGCATTGAGCATTGAGGTCGAACCGCGTTATGCGCAGTTCATTGACTTCAGTGACACGGTGCAAGTCCACAAACTCGAACGTCGTAATCTCCTGAGCGCCATGCGTGCCGGATTAGGGAACCTGTAAATGAAAATAACCGTAATTGCTGCCGTGGACCGTAACTGGGGTCTGGGCAAAGACAACAAACTGGCGTGGCGTTTACCGCGTGACTTCCAGTGGTTTAAAGAACAGACCATGGGCAAGATGGTGGTGATGGGCCGCAAGACTTTCGAGTCGATTGGTTCCAAGCCGCTGCCCAATCGCCGTAACTGGGTGATTACCCGCGACAGCAAAAACGTGGTGCCTGCGAAGGGTACCGAATACGGTGTGGGGATTATCACCAAGCCGGATGAACTCTTACTCATTGCTGATAGCTGGCATGAAAAAGAAGTGGTTATCATTGGCGGGGCTGAGGTCTACGAGATGTACCTCGAGCACGCTGACCGCATTCTGATTACGCATGTTGATACCGAGATTGAGGGTGGGGCTGATGCCATCTTCCCGCAGTTCGATGTCACGGCGTACAAAGAGCGTACCCTGTTACACGTCGAGGCCGACGATAAACACGCCCACAGCTTCACCATCGTTGAATACACTAAAATCACTGAGTAAGGATTAATCATGGAACTGAACGTATCGCATCCGGGTGCCATTGAGCGCGCCATTCAAGAACTCGAAGGCATCATCGTTATTATCCGTCGCCGTCCTGAGGACTGGATTGAATCATTTGTTTACAAGCGTGCATCCCGTCACGACATCACCGTGCTGGAGTTCCTTGAGAACCGTCTGGGGCCGCTGGGCATTAAGCCGGAAGAAGTGGTGGTGGTTGACGGTAATCACCAGTTCACGTGGGGTAACCTGTGCAGCAAGATAACCATGGGCTATCTGCGCGATACGTTTAAAGAAAAAGTGGAAGGGTGATTCTGGCGGGTTGATACTATGTCATTGGCCAAGAGGACAACCGCATGTATCGACCCGAAGAAGGACTCGGTACCTCGTTGAGTCACCTGATGATTGAAGTGGGTACGGGGACAGATTTAATCCGTCACTTTAACTCACTTCCTCAGGTGCATTTCACCGAGGCGCAATACCTGTGTATCGCACTCTGGTTCCGACTGATACTCGAGGGGAAAACCCGCAAACCTTTAGCCATCCCCCGTAATGGGCCGACTATCACGGTTGGTGTGCCGTTGGACTTAAGCAAGTTCATCTGGTTATACGACTTTGTGAAGGCGGGTGTGTTGGTGTCTGTGTCCGCAGGCCAACATGAGGAGTACGGCAAGGGTGAGAAATGGTATCTCATGGACGAACGGGGTACGAAGTGGCGCAAGCAAGGTCAGACAGTGCAGCTCTGGCACTATCCGAAACTGGCGCACATTTTACTCGTGGGTGTTGACAACTAAGACAGGGGACTTCGGTCCCCTCTTTTTTATTTGGAAGGATTGGCCATGACTAAGAAAATGTTAAAGCGTAAAGACTTTATTAAACACCTCTCTGAGTTCGAAGGCATCGACCTCAACATAACCGGCGATGACAATGAAGAGTTCAGCCAATATGACGGCGGGTGTAACATCGGCAAGCTTAGCCTCAACGCACGCGTCGTGAAGCTCTTAGAACGGCTGGAACTGTATCAGAAGATTCAACCCGAGCGGGTGTACATTGAGATGCCGCTGGGCGCAACACGTGGCGATGTCCTGATTACCTGTGAAAGCGATATCC